CTAGATAGTATTGTATGCTCGAATGATTTGGCGTGCCATATTATCTTCTTCATATTTACTCTCCTTTCTCTTTAAGGTTAGATAAGAATTTCTTATTATCATCTTCAAGATTAGATACCAACATTAAAAGCATATTTGCAAGATTCTCACCGTTCTTTGCTAGTTGAGGAGGATATGCAATTATTGCCATCTTAATTCCTCGGAGTATTTCTTCTCTCCCCTTTATCCTAGACTCTTCTATTTCTTTCTGGTTCATTACTCTAACCTTTAATAATTTAACTAACTATTCCATCCACCCTACACACTCATTTTCGCAAAAGGCGTGGATATGTCCATTAACACTATTTGCCATTCCATAACGAATCTTTCCTCCACAATAAGGACACTCTAATTCTCCAGATACATCTTTACCCTTCTTAATCTCTTCTCTATGTTTATCTAAAATCATTTTACGAACCACCCCTATCTTTTCTATTGTTTTATCTATTTCTTTCATCTCTATTCCTCCTTAAATTAAATTAAACCTTTCTAATCTTTAATTTTTTAACATCTACTCCTAACGCTTTCGCAACCTCGTCCATAGAGTATTCATTACTCTTAATGCTCAATTCCTTCTCAACGTCTATTCCACTTATCTCCAGGAATAGTTCATTGTTCCAATTAGGCAATGTTAATGTCTTTCTTCTATCCTCATCACTCGCATTTTTCCAACTCTTCCTGAATGCCTCTTGGTATTCATAGCTTCTTAAATAACCACCAGTTGTCTTGTATGTATCGTGTGCTACTTTCTCTTCATCTGTCATAGCCTCTTCTGGTATCCATTCTGTAATATCAAAGTAGAAATAATTAGGGAACTCTAAATCATCTCGTGCAATATCACAATCCATATTAAATATTCTTACTTTTGGTCTTACAGTGTTTAAGAATCCAGTATTCCCATCCCCAGTATTCCAATCCCCAGTATTCCCATACCCAGTATTCCCATTCCCAGTATTCCCATCCCCAGTATTCCCATTCCCAGTATTCCTATCCCCAGTATTCCCATACCCAGTATTCCAATCCCCAGTATTCCCATCCCCAGTATTCCAATACCCAGTATTCCTATCCCCAGTATTCCCATCCCCAGTATTCCTATTCCCAGTATTCCCATTCCCAGTATTCCCATCTTCTGATACTGTTTTGATAGTGTCTTTCTTTACATACTCAACGCCATCTATCACTATTTCGTTCTTCATATTAAATAAAATTATAAATTAAATAGCTAATCCTTAATAACTAACGGTGGAGTGCCCCGACATCATGAATGTCTACCGCTTACGGTGTGCACCCGCCTTCACTCCCCCGATAATCATTAAAAGAACTTTTAGTACACTATATGAGATACTCTGGGTAGGACTCCATCATAGTCAACGTACGATTGCGAATCTTCTTGTTGCTACAAATGTAATTTTCATCTACCTACTTGCTCGGTGTTAGGCGAATATTACAATACGCTTTTTCCTCCTTCTACAACCTGCCCGTGTAAATACAGTGCATTAAATCTGCCACCAAAGTACCTCATAAAATGTACTATTTAACTTTTTAAGAGCAACTAAAAGACTATTCCTTGTTCGCAGGTGGCTCGTGACCATCAACAAACAGGGGGCAGGCTTCTATGTACCACTCATATTTGACCTTACTCTACTATCAATCAAGGTCTTAATCTTGCTCTGAGAGTAATTAATTGTTCTATCCGCGTTCTCATATAAACCTCTTAATTTTCTTGCTTGATAATTAGCCTTAATCTCCATTTGTTTAATCTCATCACACTCTTTCTCTGCCATAGCCTTCGCCATTCCATCAGTAATCTTGTCTCCATTCTTTAACTCTATATACTTATCTCTAACGCTCGATTTATATTCTTCGCTTAATGCCTCTGCTTTAGTATAAGCATAGTCTTTTAAGTCCCCTAGATTAAACAAGAGGCTTGAGAGTATCATCATAGAATCTGTTACCTTATCCATCTGCCAACTCTCCACAGGAGTATCTTCAAAGTATTTTTTAATGTGCAAAATCTTCTCTACAATAGGCATTCCCTCAATACCTTTTTGTATATTATCTATATCACTCATAATTTCCATACTGTTTATCATACTTAGTATATTATCAGTTTATATTCTTTTTGTCAATATCCAAATAGACTTGTAGTAATGAATTGTCCTTCTTGAGTGCATTAAATCTTGTTCTGAATTCGTCTGACAGTTCCTCTAGTTCTGGCACGGAGAGCTTATCAAGCAGATTAGAAATCTTCTCTTTTTCTTCAAAGTCTTCCAGGCCATATCTCTTTATATACCAGATATGGTATGCGGGGTAATTTCCATCTCTTCCCCCATATATAGAGCTTTTGTTGCAGTCTTCACATTGTCCATTTACCAGGCGAGTGTCAAAGAGTATTGATTCGTTTCTTCCGCCAATGCAATGTCCTGCTTGGGTATGTTTGAACTCATACCTCACACCACAGCTAACACAATAACACTGGTCTGGTTCTCCTGTCGTGAATAGACAATCTCTCAAACGAATATATTTGCTAAACCAGTCCCAAGTTCTTTTCTTAACTGTAGTCTTCTTTGGGGCTTTGATTTTTGGTATTTTCATTGCTGATAGTTCGTAATATTAAATCCTGATTTTCTTTAACCCAATCCATTATCTTCTTATCAAACTCGACTTCTTCTATTACATAGTCGCCATCGTTCTTAAAAATAATAACGGCGAGTTTCCCTTTCCAATCTGTTGCATTTGCATATAGAGTTAGTTGCCACTTCGTATGCTTAATCTTTTGGTTGTTTCTTTTGTAGGGCTTTTCGTCGTAAGCACCAAAAGTCTTCCAATCTGCCAACATCTCCTCGCCAGTTGCCTTATTTCTAACTAATCCATCATATCTACCTGCATAATTCAATTCTTCGCAGATTACTTCTTGTTCCGTGTTTACTAATTCCCAATCTTCTAAAAACTTATTCATTCCCATGGAGAGGTTGTCCTCTAACTTGTCCATCTGCGGGGCTGATAGCCACTCCAATCTGCGATATACGTTGTCGAGGTACTCTGACACCTTGCTACCTAAAATACGGCTTGTATTGGTTATGACTTGCGGGTCTTTGCCTACTCTTTGACACCAATTCTCAAAAGCCACCCTGTTGAATGGGTCTTTAAGTTCAATGAGAGAAGTAACTGATAGATATTTGTCGTAATATATCCTCATTCTAAAGGAATTAGAACTAAAATTATTACTATTGCTATTAATGTTCCCATGTTAAAATGGGAGTTCGTCTTCTAGTTCTTCCTCTTGTGTCAAAGTCTTAGCTGGTTCTAATGCCTTTTTACTAAAATCTAGGGCGTCCTTGACCTCTACGGTCTTCGCAACGCCATTCCATAGTTCCTTTCGTGGTGTAACTATTCCAAGCTTTTCTTCCACGACCTTTAACCTGTTGTCAAACTCCTTAAAGTCTAGTTCTAACGCTTTTCTGCCACCCTCTTTAGGGGGAAGTTCAAGGTTAAAGTATTTCCTTCCATTGCTTTCTTTCACAACAATTTTTCCCGTCATAGACATACCGTCAACCCAGCCATTTGTATTGTCAAAATAATCAAAGTAGGTTACTCTGCCCCGAAAATCTGGGTCATTAATAGTTCGTGGGTTAAAATCTAAATTTACTTTCACATAAGGAAGTTTCTTTTCTTTCGATAATAACGGGTTACCATTAATATCTTTATAATCCTTATATATTTTGTCTATCGTAACATTGTTTAACTCGTATTCTGTATTCATACTATTTATTGTTTAACTTAGTTAACTCATCATACTCCTTCTCGAGCGTTCCTATTCTTTTATTGTCCCTCTCTATATCCTCGTCTCTCCAGTCTGTCTCTTTAACGGCCCACTTGGCATATACGAGTTTTTCTCCTTTATTCCACCCTCGTAATTTTGATTTAAGCTTCTCAGACAAAATGAAATTGGTTGTGTCATCTATAGACGGTCGCCCTAAATGTTTCACCACAAAACCTTGATACCTTTCTAAAAGGTCTTCCTTACTCATTCAATTTTTCTTTTAATAATTTAATGTCTATCTTTTCTAATATTTCTTTTGATTCGCTCTCTTTACATGGAATGAAATTGGTTCCTATGCTACAACTGTTACCGAGAGAAGGGTAAATAATTAATCCATTATCTGTTTTTATAGATATTATTTTTCTCATATTATTTACTTTCCTTTAATAACTTATTTTCTTTTCTTAAATCAATAATCATTTCCTTGGCCTTTGCCATTTTTGAGGCGTATTCTGCCTCAATTTCAATTCTTAACTTATCAATATCAGGGTTTCTAGTGTTCTTTAACGCCTCAATCCCCAATTTTATTTCTTCCCCTCCCTCCATTAACATCTCCTTTATATCGGCCACGAGTTCTTTGATTACCTTTCGTGTCTCTAACCTTACTTCGTCCTTGTCAAGACTATCTCCCCCTATTGTATAGCTTAGGAATTCTGAAGCCTTCTCCTTTGAGAAAGTATCTTTTGAAAGGGGAATATCATACCCCAATGTGACCTTTATCTCCTCATATCTATTTTGTATTTCCATTTTGTCCTCCGTGTCAAATATTAATATATATCCATTTCATCAGCACATCTATTGCAGATATGCCCTGTTCCATAATCAATGGAAACAGCATCATTCTCATCGACTATGATTCCACATCTATAACATTGCACGGTTTTGATATCGTCCTCATCATCAAAAAGGATAGGTGGCGTGTCTATGTCCTCACACTCTATGTCCGACCATATACCGTCCTCCCACTTTCCGACGCCACTTCTAACTCCATTTTCATCAAATCCCTCTGGAATATTGTTGTTGTTCATTTGCAGTTTTTATATTAAATTAAATAGCTAATCCTTAATAACTAACACCAACCTAGCACAATACTGTTCCTGTATTATGCCAAGTGAACTAGGTAATTACTCCTAGTTGAGAAGTTGGGCACCGCCTGTATCTCCGCTTCGGTCTTCTCATGGACTCTCAATTCCACATTGCTCGTAAGCTAACGAGGTGCGTACAGATTGGTGTCAATCATTAAAAGAACTCCCTACTCCACAAAATTGGTTTCATAACCAGTTTCAGTCATAAATCTATCACACTCCATCTTAGCCATATATTTGACGATAGAGTTTACACCTAAAATTATAATTGCAATGGAGGCACATACAGCAACAATAAAATTCCAAAAATCGTTCATTCTTCTACTTAATAAAATTATTTACAGTTGCTACTGCTCCAATGGAATTATGATTCTCACTAGCAGTACGGCATTGCATAACTCAAGCCCACAACCTGTCCTCAACCGTGGGCAAACATATTTCATAGTGGTACGGGCTAGAATCCGTCTTGGTTTACCATAGCCACTACACAAGCGTGTAATGGGTACTCTATCCTGTTTTCTACTCTAAACTAACCACTACTAATCAAATACATTGGTCGGGGTGCTACCCTATATAGTCAGTATAGTTTAACTTTTAGTGCGTATTACAGATGGTGTTGACCAGTATCTCCCATATCAGCAACAAACACTTTCACCCCAGTCAATATATTTGATTTTATTGTGTGAACAGGGCTTCTATACGGCATAACTGACGAGCAGTATCGTTTTTCCGATATTTCTACCCTGTTCATTTCCTAAGTTAAAGAGCTACATTACCTTCCCTATCTTACAATTGCATTATAGCATTTCATTGACATTGTTACAATAAAGCAATAATAAATTACTATATACTAAAATCATCTTCTATCTTGTCGCTTGGGTATATATGTATTTTTATCCCGTCAAATTCCCATTCAAAGTCCTCTCCTTCTGATAGCTCCTCTACCTCGCTATCATCGAAAGCAACCTGCATTTTATAATCATCTAAAAACACTAGAGTTTTTGAAAGGGCTTTCATGTATCCACGCCAGTACATGAGGTCGTATTCTGTTGCCTTGGGTTGTAACTCTGCGAACTTCATTTCCTTTTCAATTAGTTTTTTCATAGTCTTATTTGATTAGTTTAATATTTGTATGCAGGAAATGGCTTATCCTGTTCGTCGAGTCTAAAATCCCACACATCTAACATCTCCTCTAACGACATTTTTAAGATTGCCTCTCTATCTTGGCCTTCGATATCGTATTCGATATAGCTCAACATGTCGGTTCTAACAGCGTCGCGACTTGTGTAGTTGTATCCCGTGTCCGTGTATTCTCCCACTTGTTTATCAAAGACTGCGTAGTATTTCATAGTATTATATTTATATATTAGATTAAGCATTTATAAACTCAATGGCACTTTGTATTGTCTTGAAAGCTAGGTTGTACCCTTCGAATTTTTCGTCCCCATTCATTACAGTTTTCGCGTATATGTCGTAGTGGTCGTTCGTATATCTCGAATGTCTTACTTGGTAAACCGTGTAGCATATAGGCGAATTCTGTTTTTTCAATTCATAAAATACTCTCATAATTAGTATTGATTTAAATTATATTAAGCTAAGCAATAGACCCGCCAATGCAAATAATCCGTAGAAAAATATGCACAAGCCGAGTACTGCCACAATAAACCCGACTACACCCATTCTGCAACTCTCCCTATCTGCTTTCATGTTGTTTCCTATTGTGTTTATGCCTGTAGCACCACTCATTCCAGTAGCTCCATTCATTCCGTTGTCGCCTATCGTTGTGGCTTCATATAGTCTATGTAAAAGACTTCCTCTGTTTATCTTCATAGTCTTAATGTAACAATTTAATTACCAATCTATTTCCCATGTCATACACTGCCATATATTTCTTTTTGGGTAAATATGTCCTAGGGTCTATTTTCAATCTCATATATTATTTCAATATAAGCTTAGATAAGTCCCCACCCGATATCATTGCTTCATCATTTGTTAAATCTACCATGATTAGAACTCCGCCAATTAGCTCTGCTAATTTCCCTGGATTCATACCATTAAGTTTAATTGTATTCATAGCTATAAATATAAAAACTTAAGTACATATTGAGGTAGTATCGGGTAGGGCGTTATCCCTAAAAAGGTGCCGTTTATCCTGCTACCCTTTACTATCTTACTATAAATAGTATATAGCTTTGTTAGATAATTGTCAAGTGATATGTATGTACTACTAATATGTTCTAGTGTTATGTTATAGGTATATTTCCCGCCGATTTGCCTTGCTATATGAGGTGCAATCATACCCATATAGTTATATCGTACGTTAGAGGGGTTGTTAGGGCTTCGCCTAATGTTGATATATCGGGCTTTGTTGAATAGGTTGTGCTGCTACTCGCCGATTAGTACCCTGCTACATATTAGCCTACTCTTACATATGAGGACATATAGCGTATACAACCAACAGGCTTTCAGGGTGTAAATCCTGCTCGTTTACTATTCCCGCCGAGTTTACCCCGCTCCCTGTTTATCTACTAACAATCATTATAGAGAGTTGTAGTGTGTTCGTTACCATAGGTTGTACAGGTTACCAGTTGTATATCATCTTACGAATCCGCCGAATAGTTCCTTAAACCGCCACAATTAGCCAATAAACGGCTCTAGAGATACTAGAATAAGCCCGAATATATACCCTGCTTACTGATACGAGTTAGCATAAAGTATAGTACCCGCCTACCAGGTGGCCCGCCCCGCCTGTAGGTGACCAATAGGGGGTAGGGGTGGAACTCATAGGAGGTAGGGGGCCTGAAAATGACGGTGTAGTAAAAGAAAGAAGGGGGTACCCCTCACTCCCAAATATATGGAAAGGTAGAAACGCACAAAGGTAGCCCCAGATAGCTGCAGTAAGTTTGATTTAGTCGTGCTTAGTTGGTATAATAGGGCAATAAAATAAGTAGGAGAGGAGATGAAGAACACTATTCGGGTTAAAAGGCTTGTTAGCGAGACAAAAATAACCTGTGACTTGTGTGGAAAGCATGGTGGTTCGTTGCAACTGCTTTATGATAGTTATGGATATGGTTCAGATGTTTATTCGGTTGAGCTGTGCGATGAATGTATCAAAAAGGTTCTTTTTGGTGCATTATACGACGCCGATATACAGATATATAAAGAGGAAATTATCGAGGGTGATGGTTTTGGCAGAGAGCCTATGATGAGAGATGATATAGTTAAGTTAATTCGAGAGACAAAATGAAGAAAGTAATGTTGACTGTACCAGAAGATATTTATGAGTTACTGGTGAGGGCTAGTGGGGAGAGTATGAGGCCTATTGCGACGGAGGCGTTGTATAGAATAAAGGAGGGGTTAGAGGTTCCTGTGGAGTTAGGTGGTGAGAAGAGGATAACAATAACAATCCTGGATAGTGTCTATGAGATGCTTGAGAAGGACAGGGGTACGAATTCTCGAAGTGCTTGGATACAGTATCTGATTTTGGTAGGTGGTAAGGAAGAGATAGTGGGACCTAAGAGGGGGTTGGCGGAGATACAGGACAACCGTTCAAAGAGGGCACAGTTGTATAAGGAAGTAGGTACCATCCCAGATGAAAATAATGAAAAAACGAAGGGTACACAACCTATTGAGGACTATTCAGAGATAATTGAAGAGATAAACAAGGTCAATGGGGAGGGGTATAATGTGGAACCTAGTGATACTCAGAGGATAAAGGAGATGTGTAAGGAGAAGGGTGTCCAGTATAACAACTATAAGAAGACACTAGATAAAAAGGTTAATGGGGAGTGGGTGGTTGTGGCGAGAATATGAGAACACCCCATACCTCAACATACCAGGGCAAAATGGTGGGGGTTAAGCTAAGAAGTGGGGAGGTGATTAAGGGGAAGTTCTACGGTAAAAAACGGGATTATATTTTACTGGGTTTGAGTGTTGAGGATAGGGTTAAGATTTTGAAAAAGGACATGGCTACATTTATGATTATAAAAGGAGAACAATGATAATTATACTTTTGGTGATTTGTGGAGTGAGTGCTTTGCTGGGCGTTCCATTCTGGACAGCCCTGCTTATCATATTCATAGCGATATTTATTTTAGGGACCATTGAGGGTATACGAAGCCAATGAGAAGATACACCATAACAATTGACGCACAGTTTGGAAATGAATCTCAAGAGGAAAAGGGTATTGGAATGCTTAAAATCATGCTAAATGCTTGGGCTATTCACACCCACAACGCCCATAAGGGAAATATGGTTAAATACTCCATGAAAGATAAGGGGCTCAAAAAGGAGCTCAGGGTAAAGGACGAGAAGGGGTACCATACACTGTAATTAAAAAGTGATATAATGTGCCATGGGATGTAAGAGAAAAGGTAAGAAAAAATAATTTAGCTACTGCCAAGATGCTAACCCAGTGGAGATACAAAATTCAAAAATCGTTTGCCAGACAAGGTGAAGATATCTTCGACGGAGAAGAGTTGCAGAGAATCATTCACACAAAACCACGCCCAAAAAGATTGTTTCTTTACAAACCCTCAAAGAAAAAGGTAGACTATGTAGATTATACAGGAGAAACTCCGCTTGGAGAAATGGAGATAGGTTTTTTCACCTGTAAGTTAGAGTTGTTAGGGTATATTAAATTCGTTGGTAGAAGAATTTGCAATGAATGAACAATTAACTAAAAAGATTGACGCCTACAAGACAAGTGCAGGACTTTCAAAGTGGGACGACAAAAGTATTTCACGCGAATGTAAAAGATTACAGGACAAACTTAGCATTGTCCGTATTGAGCCCAAGGAATATAAAATGCTCCGTAAGATTGCCGAAGGACTGAAGGTTGAAGAGAAGGTGGATTTGAGTGCCGCTGCAAGATGGGCAGGATACCCTGAGTGGAAGGTCAAACATCCAGAGACTATGATTCTAAGAAACATTCCTAACTCTCTGTTTAATGAGTTGGTTGGGATTAACAGAAATGAAATTGAAATGGAGCTGGTTAAAGTTATGAAACAAGACGAGAATCTAGCAGCCAAGAACAAGGCTATTGAAATGGGACTTCGAGTTACAGGAATGATGGAACCAGAGAAGGGAAATCAAGTCAATATAATAAATGGTGGAATAGGAGTAGCAGATTAATGGGAAAGAAAAGAACCTATACAATAACGGAAGCCGTTAGAAACCCAAGTCATTTTACTAAGGATGTTCCATTTGACATTACAAATAACGGACAGATAGTGGCAACAGTTATAAGTCCAAAGGGTGCCAACTGGTATGTGTGCGAGAATTGTGGTGAGAATACCCAGAATATTATTGATTACCAGGACGATAAACTAGAGTGGCATAAGTTAATATTATGTGATAAGTGTGGTGAAGAATTACTATAAGTAAAAATATAAATGGAAAATCATACAATAAGTACAGATGACCTAAAGATTTCTTTTGATGGCAAGGTTGTTTACGACCCACTGCCACAACAGAGGAAGTTTCACTTGTCTCCTAAAAAATACAGATTACTAGGAGGAGCTGTAGGTGGAGGTAAAACTGCAGCACTGAAAGCTGAGGCTATAATGAGAAGCTGTAAATATGATTTTCCTTTGACTGGTGCAATATTTAGAAGAAGTTTCCCAGAGCTGGAATCAACTGTCATTAGGGGAATGTTGGATATGTTACCAAGCTGGTTTTATAAGTATAATCAAAGCTCCCACACAATGACACTTAAGAATGGAAGTATCATAGAGTTTTGTTATGCAGAGAGTGACGCAGACGTTATTCGATATCAGTCCCGAGAGTGGGATTGGCTAGGCCTTGATGAAATGACCCACTTCTCAGAATATCAATTTTCATATCTAGGTTCTCGTGTAAGAACCACTAAGCCGATAAACACAAAAATATTCGGTGGTACCAATCCAGGGGGAAGAGGACATAATTGGGTTAAAGAAAGATTTATTACTAAGTCCTGTAGTAATCCAGCATATAATTCTCAAGAATATGATTTTATACCTGCTGGTATTAGAGACAATCCTTACTTGATGACTAACAACCCAGATTACATTAGTCAGCTTGAGATGTTGCCCGAACTAGAAAGAAAGGCGCTATTAGAAGGGGATTGGAACTTGTTTGCAGGAATGTTTTTCACAGAGTGGGACCCTACTCGACATATTGTAGACGACTTTGAAGTACCAGAAGAATGGAGACTTATTTTAGGTTGGGATGATGGAACTAGGGAGTGGAGGTCAGTACACTTATACGCAGTTGATAACGACCAGAGGGTTTGGTGTGTTTGGGAATACTACCAAAAAGAAGAAGACCTCGGTGTCGCTGCAGAGAATATAAAAAGACAGCTTCAAGATTTAGGATACTGGGATAGGATTTATAAGTTGGTGGTAGACCCCTCAATGAAGCGAACTGACAGCCAAACTGGATTATCAAGTACTTCCGTATTAGAGGGTTTGGGATATGGGTTTAAGATTGGTGAAGTTGAGTTGGGAAATAATGATAGGGTAGAGGGCTGGAGAATAATGAAGAGTTACTTGTCACACAAACCCTACGAGGAGCCAATGATGAAATACTTCAGGAGTTGTGATAATATAATTAGAACTATACCGCAATTGATATACTATCAATCAAGGTCTGGTAATGTGAGTAAGAAGGAAGACTTAGATAGTTCGCAAGAGGACCATTGTGTCGACGAAAATCGCTATACACTGGTCTCTTTAGATAGACTTCCATCGAGATTTGAAAGCAGTAATTCCTTTAAGGTTAAGAAGAGGGATTATCGCCCAAGGTCTGGTTATAAATAATTTTATTAAGTAGTAGCATGAATAAATTCTATGTTAGTCTGGCCGACAACTATAAGAGAACCGAACCGTTTATGACGGATTGGGACTACGAGTTGATTGGTGATGTGTTTAGGACCGAGTTCGATGTTTATTTCTCAGAGCAAGAGAAACTTGCAAATGCAGGTGGTGGTAAGACAAGACAGTTGTTCAAGGGTGAGTATGTTAAGAAGTTTATGGTTACAAAGAGAATCAATATGGTGGATGACCCAAGTAACGGAAATTTGAAGTCCGTGTTTGTTCTAAAACCAGGAGAAAAGAAACTTATTGACGAAAGAGCAAAGGGAAGTTTAGCACCAAGATTTGAATATAAGACAAAGATAAAAGAGGATGGAACTGAAACACAACCAGAAGGATTTATGAAATTTGAACCACTTCCAGGCAATCAGACCGACGTTCAAAGAGACAGTAAAACTTTGCAAGTTACAGGAAATGATATATCATATTTTGAAGAAGAGAAGGAAGTTGATGCTGAACCTATAGTTGTTGAAGCTAAGGCAGAAGTATTTACTTGCCCTAAGTGTGAAAAAGGGTTTGATAGTGCAAAGAAACTGAATGGACATAAAATGAGTTGTAAAGCATAATATGGGAAACATAATGATAGGAAATCCTATTTCTACGGATAACATTCCAAATGCATTTTGGCCTTGGTTTAATGACCTAGGCGAGAAGTATGACCTATGTACAATGGAAGTAAAGGGTGGAGACATTCAGGTTGTAAGAGTAAAAGTATTTGTAGACGGCCCAAAGGCTGTTAAAAACTTAAAGTATGGCAAAATAACCTCTGATAGTTCGGGAGAATTCTTAGAGAGAACATTCATTCCTAGATATAGTAGAGAACGGGACGAAATTATTTTGGAACAATAATCTAAAAATATAAAAGAATGGAACAATCACTTCCAAAGAGACGTTATACACTCGAAGAGTCTGGACCAATCGAGAAAGTTAGGTCGGCCTTTGTATCTTCGAGAAATGCAAGGCAGAATAATTCATATCATGCAGAGAAGAATTGGAATGATGTCTGGGATACGCAAGAAAAGATAGACATTGGGTATAGCGAATTACCTGCAGCAGATGAGTTTGAATCAGATGTTAAATCTCCAATGACCTCGGGAAGAATTGAGTCTACTATGCAGAAGCTAAAGAGGCTTAATGTGCAGTATGTTGTTAGACCAGACGATTCAAGAGAGCCAAGAGATAAGAGAAAGGCTAGAGTAATACAGGAACTATTAAACAACCTATTCCAGAGAAGAAAATTCAAAGCCAGGTTAATGACTTGGTGGAAAGACTGCTTAACACACGGTTCTGCATTTATGCACGTTTACTATTTGAGAAAGAAAAGAACTGTACAAATGCCAAAGGTTGATGTTAAGAGCATGACACAGGAGGAGAAGGTGAAGTTAACCAATAAAGAAAAGGTATATAAGGAGGAAGTTATTTATGATTATGACGACATTGCTTTTGAACCAGTCAAGAGGCAAGAAATATACGAAGACCCCTCGGCGAGAAGTATGCACGGCACGAGTTACGAAGCACAGTGGATTATTAGAAGAATGTTGCCCTCTGTAGAACAGTTCAAAGCTATGTTTAGTGCAGACCCAGAAGCTAAGAATGTTAATAAAGTAAGACCAGTTTCGTCTTATGTTGGAGAGGATGTAGAGTTCTTCGAACCACCTAAAGATGTTACAAATACAAACTGTGTTGAACTACTACACTACTACAACAAGGCTGATGATAGATATATAGTAGTAGCAAACGACATCTTAATTAAGGATGTTCCACTTCCATACAGACACAAACAGTTACCATTCGTTAAGATTGACGCTTACGAAGTTTTGCACCAGTTTAACGGAATGGGTATTCCAGACAAGCTCAAGAACGTACAGTCCGAGGAGGAAATACTCAAAAATCTTGTTTATGATAGGTTACATATAACAGCAAATCCTATAATAAAGGTGAAGAAGTCCATTTACGGGGAATTCAGTAAGGCATACCAAACAGCACAACCTGGACTTATGGTCCCAGTAAATAATCAGGACGATGTACAGTCACTTGATTATCCAGCTATGAACTTTGATATGTTTAGAGGAATAGATATGCTTGATAGAGATGCAGTTATAGCAACACAAATTGACCCAACTCAAATGGGCGTGAACCAGAAGTATGTATCTGCAACAACAAGTATGTTCACCAAAGAGCAGGCAGACGCTTTCATAGCTTCTTTGATAGACACTTGGACAGAACCTTTGATTATTGCAGGTGAGATGTGTATCTCCTTAATGAGCCAGTTTTACACCATTCCTAGAGTCGAGGCCGCAGGGAAGACCGCTAAGAACAAGAATATGAGACTGCTTGATATTGAGATAAATCCAAACACACTAGAGGTCAGAGAAAAGAGGGGAAAATACTCGTACCTAGAGATTAAACCAGAATTCTTCAATATTAATGGAGACTGGGAAGTTGAAATATCTCCAGAGAGTGTTGAGTTACAGAGTCGGGCAATAGAGATGCAGAAGGCACAAACAGCCTTGGCACAGTACGCACCATTTATGATAGACCCTAACGACCCAAAGAGTAAGATGTCAAATCCTATGGGATGGGTTGATGGCCCTAAACTCCTTGAATGGAGTATGGAAGTTCAGAGTATACCAAAGGAGATTATGGCAGTATTGACAGAAGACGAGGACATTTCTACCGAGAGGGCTGAGTTACAGGGTAAAAAACTACAGGCTGGAGAAGTAGTTCCAGGAATCGCAGGAGAACCAGAAGCTCATATATGGGTTCACGTGGAACAAATGAGAATATTAAACGGTAAGAAGAAGAACATTGAGAAGCAATTTGAGGACTTTCCACCAGAGGTTATGGAACTTGCTATGCAGACTCCAGAAGCCGAGGAAATGAAGAAACTAGACGGTATATTACAGTTATACGTTGAGCATTTAATGGCAGACACGGCACCAAAGGTAATGGATGCACCAGGGGTAATGAAGGATAGTCAACCAGAACCAGCAGCACAAGCGTCAGTACCAATGCCTCCTGGATTAACACCAGCAGGTGGAGCACAACCTCCAATGCCAGCAGCAGGAAACCAACAGTCAGGAATGACACCAGAAGAGAGTAGCCCAAGTGGAATGGGAAGACCACCAATGGCAATGCAGTAAATAAATTAAGTAGTAGTAAACTATGGAAGTAAGGACAATGGGCCTTAAAAAGGTTCCTATACAGGAGCTCACAGGAGACCAGCTAGATGCGTTGGTGTTATTTGGGAAGACAGAAGCTTTCGCAATTCTTAAAGAGTTGGCAGAGAAGGAAAAGTATCACAGGTATCAAGAGGAATTTCTTAATGCTCCTAATATGGAGTCTATAAACTATCTCAGAGGAATCAATACTGGAATTGACTTTATAATGGACAGAGTAGAGGTGGCAAAGGAAGAACTGTTAAACAGAGGGGATAAGAGTGAAGAGACAGAGAGTGATGAAGTTGACAAAGGCGATAAATTAAAATAATATGATTTTATAGTATGGATAAGAAACAAGAAGCAAAATTCGAAGAGATTTATGTGAAATTCATAAAGAAATGCTTGAAGGATAACATAATGCCAAGCCCTGTAATAGTATACGGGCCACAGGGAATATTCCCTAAGATTGATTTTACAACAGTGACCGATGAGATAAAGACCGAGATACTTAGCTCTTTAGATAAGAAGTAGTAAATAAATTTTTTATAAAAACAAAGATGGACGAAGAGAATAAAGTGGTTCAAACCACAACCTCTCCTACACCTGAGACGGAACCTATAGTTCCTGAGGTAGAGGAGAATGTTGAAGGAAGCGATACCGATACCCAGCCAACCAGCGAGGCTGACGTAGTACAAGAGGAATCTGGTGAGGAGACAGTCGATACGCCTGTTTCTAATTGGGAAAATGATAAGAAGGCGATGTCAGGGAAAATAAGTAGTTTGGAGAAAGAACGAAATGAGTATCAACAAAAGGCGAGATTGCTAGAGGCACTTGATAGTGCAGCTGCAAACGACCCTGAGTTTATGAGGATAGCAAACAAGAAGTTAGTAGAACAAGGATTGCTTGACGAGTCAGTGTTACAGGAATTTGAGCAGACAGTGCCCCAGAAAACTGACGGTACAACCCAAAACCCTGCAATATTATGGGCTCAGCAACAAATGCAGAACGAAAAGAATAAAAGAGAGGAGTTTTTCAAAAGTTTTGAGGAACGACACTCTGACCTAACAGAAGGTAGTCCTGAAATAGTCCGAGCAAACCGAAATGCAATTGGTGCAGCGGCAGCGAGAATTATGGCAAAGGACAATGTTTCTGAAGGGGATGCTTACGAACATGCATACAAACTTATAATGAACCCAAATCAATTAATTGAGGACGGTAAGTTACAGGGGATTGCACAAGCACAATCTGGTTTACCTTCTGAAGGAGCGGCCTCGGGCGGAGTAGCGAAGTCTTCGGGTGGAGTAATATTAACACCTGAACAAAAAGATGTAGCAAAACGTTTTGGCATGACAGAAGAAAAATATGCACAAAGTTTAGAGGAGTAATCTTCTAATATTTTAATTTTGACAATTTAATATCATGTACGGAGCAAGAGTAATCAAATCCCTTTCGGGACAAGATAGAGTCCACATGGAATTTAACGCTGCAGGAACATTCGCTGCAGGTGATTTCGTAATGTTGGATGGTTCCACAGGTGAAGTAGTAGTAGCTACTGCAGGTTCAAGTATTTTAGGTGTAGCTTTAGAAGCTGCAACAAACGCAAGCACAAAAGTTATGGTTGATATCACACCAGGAATGGTTGTTTTGATGGATAACGATAACGACACTGAGACATTCGCAGCAACACATGTTGGAGAATGGGGAGATTTTATTGGTGCAACTGGTGCAATGCAGATTAACTCAAACACATTGAGTTCTACAAAAGCACAGTTACAATGTTTAGAATATAACCCACAAGGTTATGGACTAGATTCAGATACAAGCATTGGTTTGTTCTATGTTGCTGAGAGACAGATTTGTGAGCAAGCAGCAGCGTAGTTTTAGTAGTATTTTTAATTTTAGTAGTTTTAAGTTATGGCAAACAGTTTAGTACCAGTAGCACCAGTAACAGTTGCTGCAAATTCAAAACTCATTGACCCAGGGATAAAAGCCGTTTTAGCGGATAGTTATTCTGTGCTGGATGAAAAACTGATGAAGATTTTCAAGACAGTAGATATGAGGACATTGAGTGAAGAGTTCGCAGGATACGCTGGTTTGGGAAGCATTCCTATAGTTAATGAACTAGGAGAATTCAGTGAAGATGCAATAATGCATACTTATGATACGACATTGACCGCATTCAAATATGGGGAACTTTTATCAATTTCTTATGAATTGTTAGAGGACGACCTAAGTGGTGCAGTTGAAAAAGCAAAGTATGGGACAAGAGCATTGGTAAGAAAAGCAGAAGCTATTGGAGCAAGTGTATTCAACAACGGGTTCAATACATCCTATACTTCATATGGAGATGCAAAGCCTCTATTCTCAGTATCTCACACGAGAGCTGATGGTGGAGCAGCACAAAGTAACGCAAGTGCTACAGGAATCACTCTTACAGAGGATAACCTGGAGACAGCTATTTTAGCTATGAGAAGTCAGTTAGATGATAGAGGAAACTTAATCTCTATAGTTCCTGACACATTGTTAGTACCTCCTGCATTGGAGAAAGAAGCTCTTATTATAACTAAGAGTTCTAATAGAAGTGGTACCGCAAACAATGACGCAAATGTAAACAACATGAGAGAATATACTGGTGGACAACTAAAGGTAGTCGTTTGGGACTTCTTAGGTGCAGCCGCTGGTGGTTCTGACACAGCATGGTTCTTACTTTCAAGCACAGACAACCAAATCAAGTGGGGTTGGAGAAGAAAACCATCTGTAAAGAAGCTCGAAGAGGCAGTTGGAGCAAAGAATGAAACAGCTTACTGGAAGATGTCATTCAGAGCAGCCTTTGGATGGTTGGATTTCAGAGGAGCTTGGGGGAGCAAAGGAGATGGAGCAACTTACGCAAGTTAGTTTTGATTTAGCTCTTTAATTTCTGATAATAATCAGACGAGTGGTGGGCGTAACCCACTCGTTAACAATCCGTTGGACACGTTACGATAAGACGTGGTAAATATTAGGATTAATTTTAGGAAACAAACAAAATGGGAGTAACAAATTTTGATATTGTGAAAGCTAGCCAATTCTTGGGAGCAACACAATTCTTTACGTTCGGAAATGTATGGTATGTAGACTATACAAATGGTAGTGATGGAAATTCGGGAAAGTCCCCAATTGAAGCATTTAAGACCATTCAAAAAGCACATGACATGGCAACTACAAACAACCATGATGTGATTTATTTGAGTGCTTATGCAGCTCACACACCAACTTCAATGATTACTATAACTAAAAACAGATTGCACTTTGTTGCAGCTGACTTTAGACCAGGTAGTATTGGAATGGGTGCAAGATGTAGAGTAGCTATGGGAGACAGTACTGTCGCAGCAGATATTGCTTTAATGCAAAATACTGGTGTAGGCAACACATTCTCTGGTATCAAATTCGATAGTTCAAGCACAGTTGCAGCATCTTTGTATGCAGTAACTGAGGGCGGAGAATATTCAGTTTATGAGGGATGTGAATTCTATAAGTCTTCAGACTTAGATGAAACGGCAGCGGCAGAAGTCGCAAATAATGGAGATTCAGCACAGTGGGTAAACTGTACATTTGGTTCTAGCGCAAACATAATTGCTGACAATAAAATCAGGCCAAATATGTTAGTTTCTGGTGGAATAATCTCAGGCAAAAAGTGTAGAGATAATGTAATCCAGAATTGTCTATTCTTATCCAAATCTGCTGGAACAGAGCATGTGGATATTTATGGAGCAAATGCAACCGATGTTGAGAGAATGTTACTTGTCAAAAATAGTACATTCATGAGTAATGCCTTGGGTGCAGCAACTCCGGCTCATGCAGTTGGATTTGGCGCAGCTCAAACAGAAGGTTCAGTCCTATTACAGGATTGTGCATCTGTAGACCATACAGTTATGGCACAGGCAGCAGTCGGAATATATGTAGCGGGAGCGGTCCCAACATTCGCAACTACGGGAGTAGCAGTGGCTTCTTAATAGAAGACTGTTCTCAGTTAGAGGAGGGGGTAGAAATACCCTCTTTTCTTTTATTGTAATTTTTGAATTAATCTTGTACTATAAATGAAGTATATAAATTAATATTTTGTCGTATGGGTAATCTTTGGGAAAAAATAAAGGTGCTCGATGATGTAACAGCAACAACTACGTCAACAGCGATTTCTATCGCAGGAGCTAAAAAAGTTATTCTTGTCTATAAAAGAGCAGACCACAATGAAGGAAAAACAGTATTTTCAGCACAGGTTTCTTTAGATGGCGTCAATTACATCACTTATAACAAGTGGATTAGTAACGTAGCAAATACAAATGCTCAGACACTTACTAGGGTTGCAAGTGTAGATACTGGAACAGCGAATGCCACTGGACTCTTAACAATGTCTCCAGAGGACGGCTTCTTAGACATTAAAGTCACTGCAACAGAAACGACCGATGGAACTCATAGTGCTTGGTTGTATATAGAATACTAATATAATTTAAGAATCCTCAAGTAGAAGTAGGTAGTAGGTATAACATTAAAACATGGCTTATAATTGGCTAAAAACTTCTAATAATGCTAGAACTTCTCTTTTAACTGGGATTAGTGCTACTGATACTTCAGTTGTTGTCGCTTCTGGTGATGGTAGTTTACTTCCTCAAACTGGCAGATTTAGAATAACCATTTGGGGGTCTGAATACTCAACACCGAAAGAAGATGCAAACATGGAGATTTTAGAAGTCTCCTCTATTTCCTCGGATACGATGACAGTAAGTGATAGGGCAGTGGAATCAACAACTGCAGTCGTTCACGCTATAGGTAGTAATGTTGCTTTGCTTGTTACATCAGGGTATATAGATGAAATGCAAAATTACATTGAAACTTATGCTATAGCTGTCACAGGTGCAACTGGTGTGACAGGACCTACTGGTATAACTGGAGGTACGGGTATTGGACATACAGGAGTGACGGGCGCTACAGGTGTAACAGGTTCTACAGGTTCGCAAGGAGACACAGGTATTCAGGGTGATACTGGTATAGGCAACACGGGAGTAACAGGTGCCACTGGGCCAAGTGGAAACACTGGTATTCAGGGTTCACAAGGAGACACTGGTGTACAAGGTGATGCAGGAGCAGACTCCACAGTTGCAGGTCCCAAAGGAGATACTGGAACACAAGGAAATACAGGTATCACTGGGTCAACAGGAGTAGGTTCTACTGGTATTACTGGAGCCACAGGTGTCACAGGAGCAACAGGCGCTGGTACTACAGGAGCTACGGGTATCACAGGAAGTACAGGCGCAACAGGTGCCACAGGAATACAAGGTTCTACTGGTGTTGGTAATACGGGAGTTACAGGTGCGACTGGAGCTGTAGGGGCGACAGGAGTAACAGGTTCTACTGGAACACAAGGAGACACTGGAGTTGGA